ACTTAATTCTGTCAACTAAATACTTATAGGAGATTACCAAAATGGCATTAAAGAAAATAATACAATCAAACGTAGAAAACCTCCAAAGCTCTGTTGAAAATACGGCTAAGGGTTTAGGAAATAAACTTGCTAACTCTGCACTTGACGCTATAGGCCCAGCTGGCGGCTTATTAAAAGCACTACTAAATGGCCCTAGTTCAATGCCTGCACTAAAAACACAGACAGTTGCTAGAGAGCCTAGTGGCAGTAACGACTGGCGTGTCAAATTAAGTTTGCCGCCGGGCTTTGTTGGAAAAGATGCTGGTACAATTTTTGATCCTTTAATAGAAACTAACGGATTAGTTTTTCCTTATACTCCTACAATATTAGTTCAACATACTGCTAACTATGATGCATTGCAGCCTGTACATAGTAATTATCCCTTTCCGCAATACCAAAACAGCCAAATTGAAGATATTGTTATTACTGGAGACTTTTTCTGCGAAAACGCAAAAGACGCACAGTATTGGACAGCAATGGTACACTACTTAAGAAGTATAACAAAAATGAATTACGGAACAGATGATAATTCCGGAGCACCTCCGCCCCTTGTAAAATTATCTGGTTACGGAGACTTTGTATTTCCAAAAGTTCCTGTTGCAATTAGAAACTTTACTGTTGACTTGCCTGCAGATGTTGATTATATCAAAACAAAAGTTGAAGGTGATGTAGGAGTTGACGTTACAACTAGCGATCCAGGTACTGGCGATTTAGTTGGATGGGCACCGGCACAAAGTCAAGTTTCTGTTACTGTTACCCCGGTATTCTCAAGAGCAAAAGTATCACAGTTTAGTTTAGGTTCTTTTGTTAAAGGTGATTACTTAGGCAGTGGCGGAAATGGTGGAGGATTTATTTAATGTCATATTCATCGCAAAGTCCCTGGGGAAGAACAAAAGTACAAAATAATCAATACTTAGATGTGTTAACAATTCGTCCAGTGCCTAAACAAGATGACGATGTGTTATATGAAGTACAACCACAGTTTACACATAGACCTGACTTATTAGCTTATTCAGTTTACGGAACATCAAAACTTTGGTGGGTCTTTGCACAACGAAATATGGACATATTAAAAGATCCTGTATTTGACTTAGTTGCTGGTATAAAAATATATTTGCCAAAGCAAGATCAATTACAAAAATTTTTAGGATACTAAAATGGCAATCCCTAGAGCAACAAAAATAGCCCAGCAAAGTCTTGAACGTGCTAAAGGCGTTGGAGAATCTCTATTATCAGATCCGTCTGCGCAAGCTGAAAACTTACTTCGCCAAGGATCTAATGCTCTTAATAGCGGTATTAAAGTTATTGACAGTTTTAAAGATAGTGTTGAAGATGTCTTAACTGGTTCAACAATTGATGTTGCTAATAAGATAGGTTTGTCAGCACCATCATTTGAACAAGCAGCCGAAGTAATAACACAAACAGCACTAAATCCAAATTTAATTTTAGGTTCTACTGATAATGTATTAAAAAAATATGCGTCATATAACTATAACATAACCCTTGCTTGTTTAACTGTTAATGAATTAAATTTTCCTAACACCACATATCGTGTCAAAGCACCTCAAGTAACAGTATTGCGTTCAGGTGGCGGAGCTCCAGGAAAGGCACTAACAGCATACGAAACATCAGATGCACAATTAGAATATTTTATTGATGAGCTAAAGATGAATTCAGTTATGGCTCCGACAACAGCAACTAGAACATCAAATGCTACTACTTTTAGTTTTGTAGTTCACGAACCATACAGTATGGGATTATTCCTACAAACATTAATGATTGCAGCACTAGATGCAGGACACGCTGATTACTTAAAAGCACCGTATGCTCTTATTATTGATTTTAAAGGATTTGATGATAACGGAAACCCGCACAGTGTAGGAGCATTAGGTAGACGAGTATTTCCGATAAAAATTAATAAAATGGATTTTGATGTAAATGCTGGAGGCTCGGCATATAATATTTCAGCACACGCATTTAACGAAAGCGCATTAAGTAACATTGCACAGCATACTAAAAGTGATATAAAAATTAGTGGCGACAGTGTTCTTGAATTATTACAAAAAGGTCCAAATAGTTTGACTACTATTATGAACAAGCGTATAAGAGAAAAAGCTGAAGGAGAACCTGCTCCGATAAACAAAGATGAATATGTTATTATGTTTCCGAAAGAACTAACATCTAGTTTAGGATTAGACACTCAAACCGATAGTGGTACTAGTGATAATGCAGCAATGACAGTAGAAGAATTTTATAGAAAGACGCAAGGTTTACTAAATTATAGTGAGCTACCAAAAGCCGGACAAGAAGAAGTACAAACTGCTTTTGATCAGTATAAAGAATTATATGTAACTAACAATAATGTAGCTTCGGCTGTTAGAAGGATTGCAGAAAGTTCTGAATTAGCTAATCCAATTGGCAAGGGAACTATTGCAAAGTCAATGGTTGAAGGCGGCAATACTCCGTTTGGTATCGAAGCATACACAAAAAACGAAAATGATGTATATGTTTCTGAAAAAGTTACAATTTCAAATGATTTTAGAGAATTTACATTTCCGCTAGGTACTAGTGTTGAACAAATTATTGAAGAAATAGTCATCTTAAGTTCTTATGGTAAATCTGCTGCAACAGAATTTACTCCAGATTCAGACGGAATGATAAACTGGTTTAGAATTCATACTCAAACATTCTTAGTACCTGACGAACAAGTAAGAAGTGTAAGCGGTGAAAATCCAAAAGTATTTGTATATGCTGTTGTTCCTTATAAAGTTCATTCGTCAGTCTTTAATAATGCTTCACAACCATCAGTTGGTATTGAAAAACGTAAACAGCAGGCAGCTAAAACATATGATTATATCTATACAGGAAAAAACGACGATATACTTGACTTTGAAATTAATTTTAATAATGCATTTTATAAAGCATTAAACACAAATATAAACGGTAGTGGTGATTCTAGACTTCTAGCAAAAAACGGATCAAATGGGTCAACTGAAGAATCTTATAATGCATCTGAAGGGAATTCTGAAGGCAGTGGATTTTCTAATCCTAATGTAGCTGACGTAGGAGATGCTAACGGCACAGGTAAAGGAGGAGGATCGACAATGGATTCTCCAGCAGTTCAGGTTGCTAGAATGTTCAATGAAGCAATAGTAAATAATAATGTTGATATGATTGTTATGGATCTTACTGTTCTTGGAGATCCTTATTACCTAGCAGATAGTGGAGTTGGAAATTATAGCTCACCAGTTGCAGCGAAAGCATACACTGCTGACGGGTCAATGGATTATCAAAGAAGTGAAGTTGAAGTGAATGTTAATTTCCGTACACCTATTGATTATGACGGTGAAAAAGGATCAATGATATTCCCACAGGATACCATTCCAGTAAAGGCATTTAGTGGATTATACAAAGTAAACACTGTTGAAAACAGTTTTAGTGGCGGAAAATTTACACAGGTGTTAAGTATGAACAGAAGACCAAAACAAGACGACTCACCAATTACTGGACAATCTAGTGATCCGGGTGCAGTAGAGTCGACAGAAAACACCGATCCAGGTAAGGAACAAATTACAAATAATACAGGGAATCAGCAGTAATGGCAATTGATGGACGTTCAGCGAGAAAAACGCTAGTAATCAATCCAGGGCCATATGAAGCGTTGGTTGTATCCTTACTTGATCCAAAAAGAATGGGTGCAATACAAGTTGAACTATTAAAAAATAGCACTTCGGGTAATCAGCCTGAACGATCAGGACAAATTGTTACAGTACAATATATGAGTCCATTTGCTGGAGTAACGCCAATTGACGGAACTACCAGTCAAGACGACTTTCAAGGAACACAGAAAAGTTACGGATTTTGGGCGGTACCTCCTAGTGTAGGAACAAAGGTACTTGTTATGTTTGCAGAAGGTAACATAGCAAGAGGCTATTGGATAGGATGTGTTCCGGACGTATATCAAAATCATATGACACCAGATCCGTGGGCCGGCACTGAATACAATAATACTGACAGTTCTAAAAAACTTCCTACAGGGGAGTACAATAAAAGACTTTCATCTGGCGTCGGAAACGATCCTTCAAAATATATTAAACCTGTTAATAATGATTTTTATACTATACTTGGAAGACAAGGTCTAGTAGATGACGATATTAGAGGCCCTGCTAATAGTACTAGCAGACGAAACTTACCTAGTAGTGTATTTGGTATTAGTACTCCGGGTCCTCGAGACAAAAGAAACGGAGCTCCTAAAAGTTCAGTTGGCCCAAAGGAGTATAGTACACAAACATTTACAAGTATACTAGGTGGTTCTAGTATTGTTATGGATGACGGCGACGAACAATTTTTAAGAAATAGTTTCGCTGGACAAGACGCAATGTTATATACTGATGTAGTTGCTGACCCTCAAGCAACTACCGGCATTAAGACACTACCTAAAGGTGAATCTTTTAGGATTAGAACACGCACCGGTCATCAAATTCTTCTACATAATTCAGAAGACTTAATTTATATTGGCAATGCAACAGGCAGTTCTTGGATAGAAATGACTGCCAATGGCAAAATTGATATCTATGCACAAGACAGTATTAGTATTAGGACTCAAAATGATCTTAATATAAGTGCTGACAGAGATATTAATATGACAGCGGCACGTGATATTAACTATAATGCAGGTAGAGATTATAAACTTACTGTTGGTAATAACAGTGACTATAAAGTTGGCGGCAAACACAATATGGAGATTGGCGCTGATGAAAATCATTATGTTGGTGCATCACAGAAAATATTTGTTGGCGCTACTGGAGATTTAATTGTAACTGGTGCTCATACTATTACAAATAACGCAACACTAGACATTAATACTAAAGGTAACAGAAAAGATACACAGGCAAATTTAGACTTAAACACTGGAGGATATAATTATTTCACAGCAGGCGGAAATACAGATATTCTGAGTGGCGGCAATCATAACGAAACAGCCACTGAAATTCATATGAATGGTCCAGCAGCGACTGAAGCAGCAACGGCAGGAAGTGCAGCTCAAGCACAAGTTGCAGCCCCTGCTCTGTGGCCTGTGCGTGTTCCAGTACACGAGCCGTGGCTAGGCCACGAGCATTTAGACCCTGGAACATTTACTCCAGGATTTACACAAGCAAGCGGTTCTCCGAGTCCAGCATTAAGAGAATCTACACCGTTACTAAGTAGCGATAGTGACTTAACTACAAGTGCTGGCGCTGCAAGCGGAGCAACTGTTAGTGCAGCAAATTTAAATGGTCCTCAAACAGTTATACCTGGACAAGTAGGACCTACAGGAGATCAACCTGCCAAACCGGTTGAAGTTACATTATTGCAACAATTTTTCTTAAATGAATTAATTAAGAAAATTGGATTAGATCCAGCAAATGCACTTAAATCAGCAGATCCTAATAGACTTGCCGAAGGAGAAACTCCAGGTAATGCAGAAGCACTTGGTATGGCAATGGCACAGATACAAGCAGAATGTGGATTCAAACCAAGAAGTGAAAACTTAAATTATAGAGCAAGTACATTACGTAGAGTATTCCCAACGCGAGTTAAAACAGATGCGTTTGCACAAGAACTTGCAGCAGCAGGTCCTGCTGCTATTGGTAACACTATTTACGGAAATCGATACGGCAACGCACAAAACGAAGGCTACAAGTACCGTGGTAGAGGACTAATACAGTTAACGTTTAAAGGTAACTACGAAACATATGGCCCTAAAGCAGGACACCCTGAAATTGTTCAAAATCCAGATTTAGTTAATGATCCTGAAATTGCTGTAAGAATTGCTTGTGCATACATTCAATCTAAAACGGTAACTTGGAGCAGTTATGACTTCGGTGCTTTAGGACAACAATTCCGTAGAGCAGTTGGTTATGCTGATCAAGGCGGTAAAGAGACTGCTAATCGTATTGGACTTGGTAGAGGTTTTGCAAGCAAAATTATAACTGGCGACTTAACTCCTGTAGCAAGTATTACAACAGAACCTGCAGGAACAAACATTGAAGCAGGTAATCGTGTAGATCCTGCGGCAGGTCCACAATAGAGGGTAAATACGTTATGAGCACACAAGAAAAAAAATTATACAAAGAAGTAACAGTAAAAGGAAATAAACGTCCTTCCGCCCCAGTCGAAAGTCGTGCTTACAGAGGCATTTCAACAACAAATCCAGAAAATACTAGTTTTAATCTTTATGACATTGCTCTTATAAAGCAAGATATTATTAATCACTTTCATATTCGTGTAGGTGAAAAACTTGAGAATCCTGAATTTGGAACTATTATTTGGGACGTTATTTTTGAACCAATGACCGAACTTTTAAGAGAAGCAATAGCAAATAACGTTACAGAAATTATTAATTATGATCCACGTGTTCAAGTAGAACAAGTTACTGTAGATACATACGAAAGCGGCATTATGATAGAGTGTACATTACTGTATTTGCCGTATAATATCTCAGAAAGTATGCGTATGAGATTTGACGAAGATAACTCAATTTTAACTTAAAGAATTATATACGCACTTATCTAATCTTAATAAATACTGTTACACATAAAGGAAAGCAAGTATGTCAACAACCGACAGACAAAACAGACTATTATTAGCAGAAGATTGGAAGCGTGTTTACCAGTCATTCCGCAATGCGGATTTTCAAAGCTATGACTTTGACAATCTTCGCAGAACAATGATCTCATATTTACGAGAAAACTATCCAGAAGATTTTAATGACTATGTAGAGTCAAGTGAATACTTGGCATTAATTGATCTTATTGCTTTCTTAGGTCAAAATATTAGTTTTCGAATTGATTTAAATGCCCGTGAAAACTTTTTAGAATTAGCAGAACGCCGTGAAAGCGTATTACGTTTAGCAAGATTGCTTTCCTATAATCCTAAACGTAATCAAGCATCTAACGGATTATTAAAGTTTGAAACAATTAGTACAACTGAAGATTTATTTGATTCTAACGGAACTAATTTATCAGGACAGACTATTGTATGGAACGATATTTCAAATCAAGACTGGTACGAGCAGTTTGTTAAAGTATTAAATTCAGCACTACCAGCAAATGGAGTTTTTGGAAGACCAAACAAAACTGATACAGTTAATGGTATAAGTGCAGAACAGTATAGAGTAAATGGCACAAACACTGATATTCCAGTATTTGGCTTTAGTAAAAGTGTAGACGGTAAGTCTACACAGTTTGAAATAGTTAGTACTGATATCGGTTCTGGAAACATTATTGAAGAAGCTCCTCTACCAGGAAGTAATTTTGCGTTTTTGTATAGAGATGACGGTCAGGGTGCTGGATCAAATAACACAGGATTTTTTGCACACTTTAGACAAGGAAGATTAGATCAAGGCGATTTTAATATTTCTAAACCAAGTGCTAATCAAGTTGTTGCTATTGATGCAATTAATGTTAACAATTCAGATACTTGGTTATATAAATTAGATAACCTTGGCAACGAATCAGAATTATGGACAAAGGTTGATGCTGTAGAAGGCAACAATATTGTGTATAATAGTTTAAGTAAAAATATTAGAAACATTTATAGTGTATTAACTCGTGTTGAAGATAGAGTTAGTTTAGTTTTTAGTGACGGAACTTTTGGATCTTTACCAAAAGGAAACTTTAAAATATATTATAGAACTAGTGATAATAGAAATTACGTCATTACTCCAGACGAATTAATTAATATTACAATTAGCATTCCTTATCAAAGTAAAACAGGAACAAGCGAAAAACTTACAATTGGCTTAGCGTTAAAATACACTGTTGACAATGGTACTACTTCCGAGTCAAATAATGAAATAAAAGCAAATGCACCTGCAACATACTATACACAAAATAGAATGGTTACAGGCGAAGATTATCAGATAGCACCACTAGCAGTTAGTCAAGAAATTATAAAAGTAAAAAGTGTAAACAGAACGTCAAGCGGAATATCACGATATTACGATTTGCTAGATGCAACTGGAAAATACAGTAAAACTAACTTATACGGTAAAGATGGAATACTTTATACACAAACGCTAACAAATAAAGAGACATTTACATTTAATACAAAGACAGATATTGAAGGTATTATTAAAACTCAAATTGAAAGAATTTTAAAAGACTACAAAGTTAAAAACTTTTACTATGCACAGTTTGCAAAAATATTAGTTAGCGATATTGGAGCAAGATGGAATCAAGTTACCCGAGCGCAAAATATAACTACAGGTTATCTAACAGATGCAGATTTTTCTAAATTAAAAACAGGAACATTTACAGCATCAACGTTGCAGTACTTGGAACCCGGAGCAATGCTTAAATTTGAAGCTCCGTCCGGATATCATTTTATGCCTGATGGAACTATAATGGCAGGTTCTGCAGATCATCCTGGTGCAACAACTTATAAATGGACTAAAGTTGTAAGCGTTAGTGGTTCTGGAGTTAACAATACAAATGACGGACAAGGTGCTATTGTTCTAAACGATATTATTCCAGGTCCTATTAATAATGATATAACAACAGCTCCTCAGTTAACAGAAATTAAACCGTTGTTTACTACAGAAGTAGAAACACAAATTAAAACACAAATAATTGACCAAATATTTACTTATAAAACATTTGGACTTCGATATGACTTTCAAACAAATACTTGGCGTGTTATATTAGAAGCTGATCTTGATATACGTTCAAACTTTAGTACTGGTAAAACTGGAGATTTATCTAATCAAAACTTAGATGCAAGTTGGGTACTATTATTTCAAACCAACGGCGAAACATATACAATAACCTATAGAGGTCAGCGTTATGTATTTGAAAGTGATAAAGAAATAAGATTCTATTATGATAGTTCAGATAAAGTATATGATCCTTTAACTAATCAAATTATAAAAGACAAAATATCGTTAATGTCTATTAATACTCAACCAGACGCCAGCGGATATGCCTTAACACCGTTTACAGTTCCGTTCAATTGGGAAATTGTTAAAGAATATAGAGACGGCGAAGGTTATGTTGATTCTAAGAAGATAGAAGTAGGGTTTTTTGATAGCGACGATGACGGCGTAGTTGACGATCCAGAAATATTTGACAAATTTATTACTACTAATGCAAGTAAGAAATATATATTCTTAAAGAAATATATTACAACTGACAATGTTGACGATTTTAGATATGTTGATCAAACAACTGAAAACATACAAGTAGTAGATAACGAAGCAGAAATAACTGATAATGGTATAGGTAGCTATCCTGATAATTCTGTTTTCTATCAGATAGATAAAAACATATTCAAAGTTTATAATGTAACAACAGAAAAATTAGAATTGTCAGTTGACTATAGAGCATATTCAGGAAGAGATAAAATTATTTTCCAATACGAACACGCTGCTGACGAAAGTAGTAGAATTGATCCTAGTAGTTCTAATATTATTGATGTATATATGCTTACAAAGCAATACGATACATTATATCGACAGTATTTGCAAGGAGCAATAGATACTAGACCACTAGCACCTAGTTCAGATACTTTATATGTTAATTTTGGAGAAGAAATTAATAAAATTAAGTCGATATCAGATGAAGTAATTTATCATCCGGTTAAGTACAAAGTACTATTTGGTACTGAAGCATCGGATGATTTAAAAGCAATGTTTAAAATAGTTAAAAACCCGGATAGAGTTGTAAACGAAAACGAATTAAAAGCTAATGTAATTGCAGCAATAAATGAATTTTTTGCAATTGAAAATTGGGAGTTTGGAGATACATTTTACTTTTCAGAACTTAGTAATTATGTAATGACACAACTTGCTCCTGATCTTGCAGCATTTGTAATTGTACCAATACAAGAATCACTATCTTTTGGTAGTATGTTTGAAGTAAGAAGTGAAGCCGACGAAGTGTTTATTAGCTCTGCAACTGTAGAAAATATAGAAGTAGTATCGTCATTAACAGCGTCAAAATTAAAAGCAACTGGAGCAATATATGCTGATGCAACACAAGCATCAGGAGTAGTTAGTGCTTCAGGAAGCAATGTCTCGAGCAATATCTCAAGCAGTAGCTCATCAAGTGGAGGACTAAGTTACTAATGTCATACGACAACGATCAGAATGAATATCCGTTGCCAGCAGAAGGTAATAATAACAGAAAAAGTGAATCTTTACTACCTCGATTTTTTAGAACAGAAACGAATAAAAAGTTTTTACAAGCAACATTAGATCAGCTTACTCAACCAGGAGTTGCTGAAAAGCTAAATGGTTATTACGGCAGACAAATTTCAAAAGCATATAATGCCGACGACAACTACGTTGGCGATGTGTCAACGAACAGAGAAAACTATCAGTTTGAACCAGCAACAATAATTAAAGACAATTTAGACAATGTAACTTTTTATAAAGATTACAATGACTACTTAAATCAAATTAGCAGTTTTGGCGGCAACGTTCAAAATCAAGATATATTAAATTCACAAGAATTTTATGCGTGGAATCCTCATATTGATTGGGATAAGTTTAGTAACTTTCGTGAGTATTATTGGTTACCATATGGTCCGCAAACTGTAAGAATTGCAGGACAAGAACGCGGTGTTGAAAGTACTATTGCTGTTAAACTTATTAATAATGTAGACAATGTTACATATAGTTTTAGTACAGATGAATTAGTTAATAATCCAACACTAATTTTGTATAGAGGTCAAACATATACATTTGATGTAGATACAACCGGTACTCCAATTACTATTAAAACAAAAAGAACGTTAGAAGAAAGTTTTAACTATGATGATGGGGTGAGTGCGCAAGGCGTAGAAAAAGGAAAAATAACATTTACAGTTGGTAATTCTACTCCTGAAGTATTATACTATGTTGCTGAAAATGATATTAATAATACTGGTCTAATACAAATTAAAGATATTGAAGAAAATACAGAAATTGATGTCGAAAAAGAAGTATTAGGTAAAACAACATATAAGTCGTCTCAAGGCACAGTACTTTCAAATGGTATGAAAATATCTTTTGCAGGATTTGTAACTCCTGCAGAGTATGCAGAAGGTGATTGGTATGTAGAAGGCGTTGGCAGTTCTATTAAATTAATAAAAGAGTCTAGTTTAGAAATTCCTGGATCGTATGCAGACAATAAAGACGTTCCGTTTGATACAAATGCATTTGATAGATTACCATTTGCAAATGCTAACGGATACCCAACTGCAAAAGATTATATCGTAATTAATCGAGGAAGTCTTGATAAAAATATGTGGACTAGATATAATAGATGGTTCCATAAAGATGTAATTGAAGCATCTGCAATAGCAAATGGACAAACTGTAAGTGCTGACCAAAGTGCTAGAGCTACTAGACCAATTGTTGAATTTGAAGCAGGATTAAAATTATTTAATTTTGGAACAAGCAACAAAAAGAACGTGGACGTTATTGATACATTTACTAAAGATATATTTTCTATAATTGAAGGATCTTTAGGATATAATGTTGACGGAATAGATCTTGTAAATGGAATGCGTGTATTGTTTACTGCTGACGAAGATATTCGCGAAGCAGGTAAAATTTATAAAATTAAATTTGTCACACATAAAGGTCGTAGGCAAATAAGTTTAGTTGAAGAGTCTGATTCTATTCCTTTAGAAAACGAAACAGTTTTAGCATTACAAGGTGAAGCATACCAAGGAAAAATGTTTTACTACAACGGAACTTCCTGGAATTTAACGCAAGAAAAAACACAAGTTAATCAGCCGCCACTATTTGATCTATTTGATGATGTAGGTGATAGCTACTCAGATTCAACAATGTATCCTAATTCAACATTTAGCGGAACTAAATTGTTTTCTTATAAAGCGGGTACTGGAATTGCCGACAGTGAATTAGGATTTCCGTTATCGTATAAAAGTATACAAAATATTGGAGATCTAGTTTTTAACTTTGATTTATTGTTAGACACGTTTACATATACAGATACATCCTTAGCAACAGTAACACAAGGCACTGATGTATGTGTGCTACATAACTATTCGTCTAGAAATAATTACAATAGTGTTAACGGATGGATCAAAGCAAATACTGAAAGCACTCAGCGTGTGTTACGTCAGTATGTTGCTAATACAAATCAAACAGATTTTGCAGTAGATGTATACAACAATAGTAGTACACTTGAAGATTTAAATATTCGAATTACAGTAAATAACGATCTTAAATTTGTTAACACAGACTATGAAATTGTAAACATAGGAACAACCGCAACAGTAAGATTTAATAATCCATTAAATGAAAATGATATTGTAGTACTAAGAACACGTTCTGCTACAACTAAAAATGAAAATGGTATATATGAAATTGCTGGAAACTTAGAACGCAATCCATTAAACAACGATGTAACAACATTTACATTAGGTGAAGTTAACGAACACGTTTCTACTATAGTACAAGAAACAGATGAGTTTTTTGGAACTTATCCTGGACCAGGAAACTTACGTGATATTAGTAACGCTTCACAGTATGGTAGAAGATTCTTGCAACATAGTGGACCTACTAATTTATCACTTTATCATATTACAGATAAAAGTGCAAATATTATTAAATCTATGGATTTTGCCAGAAGAGAATATGCAAAATTTAAAAGATTATTTTTACAAACATCATTAGGATTAGGATTTGACGGTACACCTAAAGCACACGTTGATTTAATTTTTAAAGAGTTAAACAAAAACAAAACAAGTAACTTACCATTTTACTTTAGTGATATGGTTCCAACTGGCGCAGCAAGAAGACTTGACTATGATGCTATACCAGGTAATGTATATTATGCACTTACACAAGCATTTGACATCACTGTTCCTAGCATATTAGCTGTTAACGTTTACTTAAATGATATACAATTAACTTACGATAAGGATTATACATTTAATGCAGATGGTTTTTGTGAAATTACTGCTACACTAGAATCTACTGATAAAATTACTATATTTGAATTCGAAACAACTGACGGTTCTTATGTTCCACCAACTCCAACAAAGTTAGGTTTATATCCAAAATTTGAACCAAAAATGTTTGTTGACAGTTCTTATGCAACACCCCAGACAGTTATTCAAGGTCACGATGGGTCGATTACTGCTGCGTTTAATGACTACAGAGATGACTTAATACTAGAACTTGAAAAAAGAATTTATAACAATTTAAAAGTACAGTATAACAGCAATTTAATTGATATACATAGTTTTATTCCAGGAGCAGCTAGAACAACCGGAATATCCTTTGATTCTATAAACAACACAATGTTAAAAGATTTTGCATCTTGGCTAAACACTGTTGGCAATGTTGATTATACTGATTCGAGTTTTTATAATAGAGAAGACAGATTTACTTATAACTATAGCTCAATGACGTCTCCAACTGGAACAATATTACCAGGCTACTGGCGAGCAATATATAATCAGGCTTATGATACTGATAGGCCGCATACTCATCCTTGGGAAATGTTAGGTTTTAATATTAAACCAAGTTGGTGGGAATCACAATATGGGCCTGCTCCTTATACTAGTAATAATGATGTTATGTGGTCTGATTTAGAAAAAGGTATAATTAATGAGCCTAACAAAGCAAAAGTAATATTAAAAAAATACATTAGACCAAACTTAACTTTGAATTTACCAGTTAATGGACAAGGAGAGTTATTAAGTCCTTTAGATAGCGGCTATGCTCGTGACTATGTAAATGCTTTAACTCGTCAACCATTTAAGTTTGGTGACGAAGCTCCTGTTGAAACTGCTTGGAGGAAAAGTTCAGATTATCCTTTCTCGTTATTTAAATCTTGGATTTTAAATCAACCTTCAAAAATTATAGGTTTAGGTTTTGATAGATTGCGCACAATTAGAAATAGTGCTGGACAGTTAGTTTATTCTCAAACTAACAAAAGACTGCGTCTTCAAGACTTAGTATTTCCTAATAACTCAGCGCAAGAAACTACTAATCGTGTATATAGTTCTGGATTTATAAACTTTATTTCAAATTACCTTGCAAGTAATATTTTAGTTAACTATCAAAATTATCAAAATAATATAAAAAGTATTACAAATCAAATGGCATTTAAAATAGGCGGATTCACTGATAAGTCTAAATTTAATTTAATACTTGATTCTAGAACACCTTTAAATGAAGGCAACGTTTTTATTCCAGAAGAAAATTATAATGTAACGTTACAAACAAGTAGTCCTATTGAAATTGTTACTTATAGCGGTGTTGTTGTAGAAAAAATATCATCAGGATATGTTATTAGAGGATATGATGTAACTAACCCTGCTTTTAAATATTATAAGTTTGATAAAAACGAAAAAGACCCAATAGTCAGTGTTGGCGGCATTAGTGCTTCGTATATTCAATGGGCTGAAAGAAAACGGTATACTGAAAGTTCAATAGTTGAGTATAATAATGCTTATTATAGAACTAAAGAAACACATACTAGTACTGGAAACTTTGATACATCTAAATTCGCTAGATTGCCTAGCTTGCCAGTTACTGGCGGAAGATCTGCAATATTTAGATCAAAGTTTGATAAAACTTTTGTACAACAATTACCATACGGATCTGTACTACCTGATAGTCAAGCTGTTGTAGACTTTTTGTTAGGATACGGCGAGCATCTATCAGATCAAGGTTTTGTTTTTAACAATTTTAATAGTAATTTAGAACAAATTGAAAATTGGAAATTAAGTTCAAAAGAATTTTTATTCTGGACTTTACAGAACTGGGATACCGGATCCTTACTTACAGTAAGCCCGTCAGCTCAGCGAATTGAGTTTAAACGTAGTGATGCAGTTGTTGATGACGTATTTGATACATTTTATGATTACGGACTTGTAAAGGCAGACGGAACTAAACTAAAATCAGAATTTTGTAATATTTTAAGAACTAACGACAATGAGTTTTTATTCACTGTTAAAAATACTGCTGACGGAATTTACGCAATAAAACTTCCATTAGTCCAGAAAGAACACGTAGTAATTTTAGATAATGAAACAGCGTTTAAGGACACTATTTACGATCTAGAACCTGGTTATAGACAAGAAAGAATTCGTGTATTAGGATACAGAACTGCTGATTGGTCTGGTGGATTAAACATTCCAGGATTTATATACGATCAGGCAGTAGTAACAGAATGGACACCTTGGAAAGATTATGCAATTGGTGACGTAGTTAAATACAAAGAATACTATTACACTGCAACTAAAAAAATAACTGGTAGCGAAGTATTTGTTTCTAAGAACTGGTATAGATTGGATGAAAAACCAACTCCAGGACTATTAACTAATTTAGAATACAAAACTAATCAGTTTGCAGACTTCTACGATTTAGACACCGATAACTTTGATGTTAGTCAGCAAGAAGTTGCACAGCATTTAATTGGTTATCAAAAGCGTGATTATCTAGCAAATATTATTAATGACGATGTTAGTCAGTATAAATTTTATCAAGGTTTTATTGCTGATAAAGGTACTAAAAACGCATTGACTAAACTGTTTGATGCACTCGGCGCAGTAGATAAAGAAAGTTTAAACTTTTATGAAGAGTGGGCTGTTAGAACAGGACAGTACGGTGCAGCTGACGGATATGAAGAACTTGAATTTTTATTAGACGAAGAACAATTTAGATTAAGTCCTCAGCCAATATTATTAACAAGTATAATACCTGATGATGTTTCAGATTTAATATACCGTCAACTACCGTCTAGTGTATATGTTGCTCCTAAAGATTATAACGGAAATCCATTTCCAACAGCATATGTTGAAGAAACTCCAATTAAAACTGCTGGATATGTAAGAGAAGATGATGTTGATTTTATTGTAACTAATAAAGATGAAATTTTAAATTTAGATATAACAGATTTTGACAGAAATGAATATGTTTGGGTAACATTTGAAGATCAAGAATGGAATGTATACAAACATATCGATACAAACTATACTATAATAGATGCAATACCTGATGGAAATGTTTGCACATTAGTTCTTAATAAAATAAGCAACTTTAAAGAAGGTGACTTTATTGGAATACAAAATATTACTGATCTTAACGGATTTTATAAAGTATTAAGTAGTTCTGTAAATAGAATTGATATAGACTTAGGTGATGTAGCTTTTACAGGTGTAGAAGAATCAGACGGCAGTACAGTAGGAATTTTAACAACATTTGTTTCCAATCGTGTTTCTAAATTAGAAGATGCAAATGAGTACGCACAAAGAGATGTTGCAACTAAAGAAAAGATTTGGATTGATAGTGCTGACGATAAAGGTAGATGGAATGTAATACAATCATCCCCTGCATACGATTTAGATGAAGATGTTACAAATCCAACACAATCAAATACAAGTTTTGGTAAATCAATTGCTGCTGATACTACAAACACTTTTGTTGCTATTGGCTCTCCAGAAAATAGTGAAGGCAAAGTTCACGTATACAAGCGACAGCAAGATGGCAGTACAGTTTATGGAACACTGCAACCACACCAAACACTAGAACCAATTACAAACTTTGACAACGGCACAAGTAAGTTTGGATCTAGTGTTGCAATGAGTCCAGATGGAGAATATATTGTTGTTGGTGCTCCAGAGGCAACATATGTTAAAAGTGCATTTAAAGACAACTTTACATTTACAAGTGATTATAAATTAGGTGCTATTGTACAATATGAAGGTGGATTATATAAATCAAGAAGAAGCGTAAAAGGTAATACTGATAATATAGTATTTGGTTCTTTTGACAGCGCAAGTCGCTGGCGCTCAGAACTATACAAAGTTCATAATTCTTATGCAGATTTCCCTACACTTGCAATAGGCGATTTACCATTAGCAGTGTCAACTGATCATATTTTAGTAAGAGCTCCAATTGATTCTTATGAAGGAAGTAATGTTGGAGACAAGTTGTATTTAGATTGGAATGATTTATCAAATGCTTATGATAATAATTCTGGTGTTAATATTACTGGAATTGATATGACATCGCCAATGAAACTAATTACACAAACAGATCACGGTTTGTCTGATGCTGATACGATAATAATTACCGACGTACCAAATGATAACATTGTGTTACCAGATACTGGACAATTTGATAATAGTGATGTTAATGTTCCGTATGATACTATTCAACAGCAAGGTGTTAAAGGCTTAGAAAACAGAACATATTTTGTTAAAGTTATTTCAGCACAGCAAATTGAGTTATACGAAGATTCTGCATTATTACAAAGAGTAAATGCAAATATAGGATTTTCAGGACAGCCAATTGGAGCTGCTGCCGGAAACTTAAATTTAGGTGACGGTACTATACAGGGAACAATAAGACAAATTGAAACTCCGTTTAGCAATATTACAGAACCTGGCGTTCCTTGGAAAACATTTTTAACGTCTGATGTTCATACTATTAGACGTAAGATTACTGATGTATTTTATGTTTTAGATCCTGTAAACATTCCTGATATTCCTGTAGAATTAACACTAGCAGGAAATCTTCCTAATGCTATAAATGTTGGTGATACTATAAGGCAAGAAAACAATACTGTTGTAGGAACAGTAAAACAAATTAATAATAACGTAATACAAGTTATAGATGTTTCGGGTATATTTAAGACTGGTGCCGACGGTGGCGGAAATATTACTTATACTAGCGGAGAAACGACAGTAGTAGCAAGCAATACTATACCTTCAGCAGTTACATCAATTGTTGATGAAGGCGTAAGAGTAACTACTTCTACTGGTAACGCTACAGTTGTATATTCACGTAACGAACTAGGTAAACTTGTAATTTATGCTAACGATAAAAATGGTGTATTTGATGCAACAGGCGAATTGTTTATTAACGATCAATTTAAAATTGGTAATTATGAACGTCCATTGCACGACGAAATTGATAGAAGTAGTGTACTAGGCGGCTTCTGGGAAATAGCACTTCCGCAGTCAGTAACTACTACTAATAGTCATACAGATAATGCTTACGGATTAGTTATTAGAGATGTAAAAAATAATTATAATCCTAGCAACTATTCATCGCCGGACGCTACCTGGACTGAAAGTGCAGCACTATTACCGTACAAAAGTAGCTTACAAAATGCATTAGATAATCCTGTTCAAATACTTGTTGGTGTTGACCAACCATTCCAAAAAGAAGTTGACTTAATTAGAGTGTTAAGTCATAAAAGTCAAGGTGTTGCAGGAGTAGTTACTGAGACTGATGTGTTAGATTCACGCTATGTTGTTAGAATACCTAAAGCAGTATCTGATAAAGCAACATCAGCATTTGCTAATGCGTCTACTCCTAATCCATATGTTGGTGTGTTCTTAAACGATCTTCCATCATCTGATGGAAACACTCCAGACTTGACAAACAAAGGATTTGGTACAGATGTTTTCAATATTATAAATCAAACAAAAGTTCCAGTAGATTTATGGGACGGATATATTGATTATGATGTGTTTGATCTAACTTTGGATTTAGAAGTTGGAGATATTATTAGAGAAGGCGAAACAGGCGCAACAGCAGAAGTAGTTTACTATCAACGTGACGGTGATCAAGTTAGAATTTATGTTAAAAATGTTGCAGGTACATTTACATTTGGTACTCGATATATAACAGGTGTAGCTCCAGCTTCTATGTTTATATACAAGCAAGTTGGTGCTGTTCTAACAAGAATTGGTACTACTGAATCAAGACAACTAGCCGACGACGACATAGGTAAATTAGCAGTATTCCAACATACAGAAAACTTAACAATTCCGCCTACATTAACTTATGCAATTAATAGTGAGACTGATGAAATTGCAGACTATGAAGTAGAATTTATAACAGGTGTTGAATATCAAACTTGGATTGAAGAATTTAAACCAGGCACTTCGAGAGTTTCTCTAGTACCTAGTACAGAAAACAATGACTGGGCAGAAGTAAATAATATTCCAATAAACGTTGGCAGAGATGCAAGTACAGTTGTTAGAGAAGGAGCATTCTTTGTATATAAACACAATAATGAAACTGATCAATATGATTTAGTTAATGGTTATATTTTACCTAACAGAGAAACTAATAGACAATTAGGTAAACAAGTAAAATTAATTAATAACGAAAATTTTTATAAGTTAGCAATTAACAGTAATGAGTCACACGCAAATGACGAAAAGCAAGAAGTAAGTTCTGCAGGTAAAGGAAGAATTTATTTTGTTATTAACGGTCAAGACGAGTTTGGCACATATGATTGGGAACAAGGCCGTAACAAAAACTTTAAAGGAATTTATAGAAATACTTCGGCTTATTATGTTGACCAAATTGTAATTTATCAAGATTCTTTTTACAAAGCATTAACTAATTTAAACAATGAAGAATTTGATAGTTCTAAATGGCAACTAGTTAGTGATCACGCTGATTTTGTTGGATATGTTCCGAATACATCTGGGTTTGTATTCCCTGGAGACGACTCAAGTATAGTTAATTTAAACACTAGTGACTTTGGTACTGTATTTGATATAAGCGAATCAGGAAGTATTTTTGCAACTATTGCAAAATACAGCGACGGAACTAGTAAATTAGTAATTTATCGCCTAAAAGACTCGCATTTTGAATATGTAACAGAATTCACTGCTCCATTGTCCAGTACAGGATTTGGAAATGCTATTGCAGTATCTGATAATGGTAACTTAATTGCAGTTGGAGCATCTTCTACAAATACTGCGCAGTTAAAACAAGGACAAATTTTTGTATATAAAAATATTAACGGAACATTTACTTTATCTCAAACATTAAACAGTCCTAATAAAGAACTTGCTGAAGGGTTTGGTTCTAGATTAGGATTTGACGGTAATCAGTTAGTAGT